CATTGCTGTCAGTTTTCTTTGGATCTATAAGAAGAGCGATCTGTCTATAGTCGTTCGATATGTCAAAAACTCCTTGCTCAGTATTTCTGAGCGATCCATTGACCATAGCATACGAAGCACCCAGCTCATATATTGGATCACTTCCGTGCCCACCTGAAGGTGAGATTATGGCTCTTGCTGTTGCATCTGCTCCACCGCCACCTGATATAGAGACGGTCGCATAGCTATAACCAAAACCATAATCATTCACTGTTATGCTAGATATGGTATTTGATACCGTATTTACTGTTGCTGAGGCTGAAGCGGATTCTCCATCACCAGCAATAGTTACAGATACGTTTGCAGGGTCTGTAAAATTACGCCCACCATTTGTGAGTAGAATAGAATCTATTTGCCCTTCGATGGCCTGATTTTGAACTTGCCATTGCAATGAGCCGTCGTCAGAAGTCAATGCTCTTACAGGCGTATACTGTGAAGTGGTAAATCTTAATTGGTCACCATCAGAAACACTATACATATATTTCCAAACATAACCGTCAGACGTTTCAGAGAACGCGGCCGGATTGATAGCTGTTGGTTCTACAGTTGAGAACGAACTATTTGCATTTGATATACACTTATAGACATTATACTCACTTGTCAAAATATAAAATTGAGTGTTACCATCATACAGATTGCTGTTTGTATGGTCGTAAGCAATGTACTTTGTATTTGCAGCCCAATCAAATCGAGGAATAACATGAACAATGTCACCAGAAAAAAGTCTTTTTCCGCCTATCATATTCTGCCAGATTTGATTTACTGTAGCTACTGATGTGTTTGCAATGTCAGGATTTGAATCGTTAGCCCATGAAGTAACTTTACCAAAAGTCATATAGAGACTAGTATTTGCTACCGTTCTTGAAGGTGCAAGTCTAAACTGATCTGCGGCATATACTCGCATATTTGTGAATGTTGCTGATGAACTCATTTAATCCTCTGATTCTTTATATTTATACGACCCTACCAATCAGGACATTACCTGTGGTAGTTGTACCATTGAAGGCCGTATTGACGTTCCATGCTTCTCTCATAGGTAGCTGATGGATCAGATCATATGTAGCATCTGTTAGATATACCATTGAACCGTTGTTGGCAAAAGTGATACCGGCCATAGCCGGTGAGAAGGCATTGAAAGAGCTACTGTTAGCATAGATTGTGGCTGTGTTTACATTCCATGAAGTAGACAACCTAAATTCTTTGATTCTATTATTACCTTGCCCGCCAAGATACATGCTTGAGCCGTTTGCATTGAAGTATACGCCAGTGAAAGTACCGTCATATGTACCAAGATATTTCTGCGTCAAGTAAGAGGCGGTGTTGACGTTCCAAGCCTCTGTAAGCTGTAACTGATACATAATATCGACGCCAGTGTCCATGAAGTACATATAATTTCCATCACGACTCACATGTACAGACTGTGGATTGGTTACATTCAATACGCTTTCTACGTTGAATGATAAACCAATAGCTGCTGAATTGACATTCCATGCTTCTGACATGTTATACTGAATAATGCGATGCTTACCAGTACCACAAATATACATGATTGTGCCGTCTGGTTTGAATGTAAGCCCAGATGGGCTACCTTCGGTTGAAGTTATAGTTGAGCTTCTCTTATCTAATGAGGCAGTTGTGATATCATATTGTCTCGATAGCTTGAAATCATATACCGTATCAGTTGTTGTGCCTATCAAGAATAGATGTCGACCATCTTCTTTCATATAGATGTCAGAAAGCCCAGTCTCGGCCACAAAAGTTTTCACATTGATAGAACCTGGCAGATACTTGCCTGAGTAAATGGTAAACGCATTGCTATTGATGACATTAGCCACTCGGTAGATGCTGTTAGGTGTATAGCCGGCAACATTCGCAGCATAGTTAGCAATGTTACCAGATATAAACTCGACATACACCGAATCTGCATTGGTAAATCCGTGTGAGGTGTAGTTGATTATCACATTGTTGGCAATCGTATATCGAGTCTTCGCTCTTGTAGTGTAACTCGTAATTACCACATTTGCAGAATGCTCATAAGTCTCAGCATTATCTTCGACAAGGTATTCACCAAACATCTTCATACCAGCAGGATGCACTAGATCCTTCAAAGCCTGTCTATAATTGTCGATAGATGATCTCAGCTTGAGTACATATGAGAACTCTTGGTAATAGTCACGGTCTTGCAGATAGTTAGATGTACTCAACATACCGTCATCGTTCAAATATCTACCTGGATATGTATATACACCTTCGATGATTGTGGCATTGGCTTTTGCAGTACCGTCACCATACGATCTCAAGTTTAGTGTAGGTGGTGACAAATAACCTGAACCTCTATTAAGAATAACAATTCTTTCGATAGCACCGAGTGTGGTGTTCGAGGTTAGATAGATACCGCCAGTGCCTAAAAGTTCGGTAACAGTAATACTTGCTCCGTAAGCATTTGCATTTGCAGAGATAACATTTGCTAGTGGTAAACGGTCAATATCATAACCAGAACCACCGATGATATGCCCAGGTACTTTTTTAAATCTAACTTCTGTAATCATACCGTTAGCGGCCACATTTGTCACGTTGGCGGCCGCACCAGTACCAAAACCTAAGGGTATATTGTTAAACTCAATAGTGTCGTTAACTTGATATCCAAGCCCACCATTATCGATAATCATACGCCCAAGCACACCGAGTTCTCGAATACGATTATTGGCTAGAACTGTGATTGATGGAATTGATGTGTATCCAGAACCTCTGGTGTTAATGACGATAGCTTTTGAAGGGCCAGTATTACCATAGACGAATGATGATAGAGAATTTGCAATCCAACTGTTAGCTGGGTCTGTAATAGAAGGCACAAGGTTCGAATAAATCGTATTGCTTATCGCTGTATTAGCTTCAAGTGAGATTGAGCTGTAATAGATGTTATAGGTATTTGGATGTACCTTACCATCAGGAACAACAGCAGAAATATAACCATTAGCACCAGATCCACCACCACCTGCAATGAGCAAATAGTCATTGTTCTGATACCCAGCACCACCTTCTAGTACGGTGATAGATGCGATGTTACCGCTACTCACTCTTGCTACTTGTACGTTCGCACCTGTTCCGCTACTACTTTCAACGATGACAGGATCACCTACGTTATAACTTGTTCCTGGTTCATCAATTCGAATCGTATTTAAAATTCCGCCAAAAACATTTGCTGTTGCCGACTTAGTAGAATCATTCTCGGTAAATAGTGAAAAAACTTGTTCACCGTTTCTGAAGGTGCCGCGAATGTCGCTGATAACTAGTTCTTGTACTTCTGTTCCACCTTCGTAGAATCTGTCTACTCTTTCGACAACGGCCGTAGCACCAGAAGTATTACCTGTCAATCTTGTGCTGACGAACTTTTCTAACCCGAAGAATTCTGTGTTAGCAACCGCATTGATATATACGTCTTCAATTTTCAAAGATTTCTGCACATACCACTTACCATCAGAAGCTCTGAGTATGTCATTTTTTGGATAGTAGAACTGTAGCTCTTCTTCTCGAAAGAGTACGTTCATCAGAAATTTAATAGACTTCTCAGTACCACGAGATATGTAGAACTCTTTAGCATGTTTCAGCAAGAGAGTTCTATCAGTATTCAAATTTTTAGGAAATAACTTTAGGTAAGTATCATATAGCTTTTCAGCAAACTGATCTATAGTATTGTCAATATCATAGTAGTTTCTTACGTTCTTGATACCTTCAATAACCTGCCCTTCTTGTTCTAAAAACTCGTAATAGGCCTCTAAGAAAAGCATGAATTGTGGGTGGTCATTCCTTACAAAGAAAGGTACCTGAGAACTTATTAGATTCGATATCTTGTTGTTGGTTGTCATTAGGATTCGGCGACCATATCTAGCTGAATGCTTTTGGCATCGGCATCATCGATGATGAGTATTCTGTTTCTAAGTGGCGGTATAATCTCTTTACCAGAAGGTGCAAAAAAGGTGATTAGATCGGTTGGATAGAAATCATTCTCAATAGCACCACTTGTTGCGAGAGTGTTCAATATCATCTGCCCTGTTGAGTACTTGATGGTACCTGCAATCGATGTGATCGGAACTTTTTCACCTGTTGACTTATAGTAGAAGGTTCTGATAGTACCATAATCATTCTCAAGTAGAGCAATTGCTGTAGCACCAGTTCCACCGCCGCCGCTTAACTCTATAGTGGCCTTAGTGTAGTCAGAACCTTTTGATATAATCTCGATAGTAGATACCTTACCATTTGAAATCTTAGCAACCGCACTAGCACCAGAACCGTCACCTACTATGGTAACAGTAGGTGCAGTTTCATAGCCGTAACCAGCATTGACAACCTGAAATGAATTGATACCGCTGAGAGCGTCCAAGACTTCTTCGAAGAGGGCTGTTCTCTCAATACCATTAGCATCATAGGTGTATATCTCAGGAAACGAATAGATTCGGTCAGAGAAATTACCTTTGCGAAGAGGCATACTGTAATTTATTTCATATCTCTTTGCAACTGAAGTGGAGAGAATGACGCGCTTCTGGATATAAATTGTGATATCAGAACCTGTAATAGCTTTGTCTGCTGCTTCCATGTAGGCCTGAAGCTTCGATTTACGAAATATAGCATTGAAGTTTGATAGCTCATTATCATTATAATCATAGATAGCGGCCTTGACAAGCTCTCTGAGTTGGTTGTCGGATAGTGTCGTTGCTGCTGGATTATAGTTTACTTTACCTACAACTCTGATATAGGTATACTCAGGGTCTACAATTTCAGGGGTGACGGTTACTACGTTTCTATTCTTGACCAATTCTTTCTTGATGTATTCTTTATCAGCATTTGACAGCGCATAATTTTGCTTCGTCTTAATTGCAGCATATATTTTACCATATACGACTGGATCGTTGTCTTCGCCACCCCATACGGAAACTGCTTCGATGTTTGGAAAATCTTTGAGTAGAAGTGTTTCATAGTCTCCGGCTGTGACCGCTCTATTTTGTGTAGAGTATGCGTATGGTGAGCGGAATCTTACCTGTTCGATTGTTTCTTTCTCGATACCACCGTATGATGATGTAACAGTAGTCACGGCCACATTATCTCTGTATAGCCCAGCAATTCTGTCTTTAGATGTGAACTTAGATATATTATTTGCTTGTGTGCCTGCTGTATCAAGGTATGTGACTGTGATGATGTTTCCGTTTTTAGGAGACTTACCAATTACGCCATCACCAAAGTAGACGCTGTAATTTAGATCATCACTCTCTTCAATGAAGTATACGGTAGAGTTTGAACCGATATCAACAATGTTGTTTGATTTATTGTAAGTAATATAATCGGTGTTTGATGAAGATTCCTGTACTCGAACTTCGATAGTGTTTGTGTCCACGTTCGCAGAAGATATCTTGAAGCGACGTTTAGTGTTTGTTGGATCCATTAAGTATTGAAGAGAGACTGTCTGCCCTTGCTGAATCGTCACATTAGAAAATGAAAATTTACCGTTAGCCTTTACAGACGTTGCTGAACTAGTTGTTACGAAGTTGTAGTTGATGCCATCGATATCTTCACCAAGGAAATTTGAGTACTTGCTCAGTGTAAGAGATGTGGTCGTATTGTTCTCGCTGCCTGATGGTGTGACAAGTAGATTGACAACTGCCAGCGCACCACGTTTTGAACCAGGCAAATAGTTAATGTTCTTAGCATGAGAAAGAATAGATGAACGAAGCTGTGCAGTATCCATGAACATCTCATTACCAACCATGTTCAGGTAGTATGACATATAGTGAGTATTATAGGCCAGAACGTCGAGCAGTACCGACATACCAGACCCTTCGAAGTCATAGTCTTGAAACTCAGATTGACTTCTGAGATAATTCTTCAGATTGGTCTTGATACTGTCGAAGTCCAGCTCTGTAATTCTCAGGGCTGTATTAGATGTAACTGCCATTTATCGAATTCTTTCCAGAAAAATTGTTGTAATCAGTGGTTCAGGTCTATTGACCATTGAGTAAGTGATGGTAACAGCATAACCATTGTTGTCATAATCAAACGTCACATCTAGTCCTAACAAAATTATACGAGGTTCAAATTTTTTGATAACTTCTCGAATAGCATCTGTCAAAAAATTAGCTGTTAGCTGGTCAGCATTCATGAACAGTAATCTTTGAGCACCTGAACCAATGCTATGATTAAAAGGCCTATCATAGAAGTTGGTCAGAATAAGGTTTCTGAGTGAACGCTTGATAGCATCAACACCTTTCTTCTTCACAATGTCACCCGTGGTTGGATGCGCCATGAAATCAAGGTCAAGGTCTGAGTAGTCTGGTTGTCTTGCTATTGTAACTGCCATAAACTTATTTATCCTTATACGTCCACAGTGTCGGCTGTTTCGGCACTACTTACGGTAAATTCTAGTTTTGGATTGGTAGGATCTGGTGCAAGCCAAACAATAGGAATTACTGGTGCAGGTGGTGTAGGTGGTACTGCAACAACCACAGGACCATTTTGTTCGATAATACCGAGTGAGGCAATGAGTGAGGCGTTCAAACCTATTGAAGCCGATTCGATACCAACTGCACCAACGGCCGCAATACCAACCGCAGCACCAGCATCAATACCAACTTCACCCACCGCGGAAACACCTACAGCCGCACCGCCAGTTATACCTATAGCACCTGTAGCACCCATCAATAGGGCGCCGCCAGCTTTAACTTGCATCAAACCTGTGCTGGTAATATCGACCGCGCCTGAACTCTTCATAGCCAAAAATGTGCTGCCTGTAATATAAGACGTTAAACCTTTTGCTGAAAATTTACCTGTTAGAGTTTGAATTACAATATCACCAGTCACCGCTTCCATCGATAGCTTCTGACCAGAACGGATCATCATCTCGCCAGTATCAGCAAGCAAGGCCAGCTGGTTCTTAGCTACAATAGAGGCCGAATCGTTGACAGAGCCAGCCATGAAACCACCCTTAGATGATAGAGCCATTGACCCTTTAGCGGTTACTGCATTCGAGCCTTCCAGCTTGGTGGTCATATTCTTGGCTGCAATATCAATATTACCTAATATATCTTGACCAAAATTAGTTGCTTTGACATTCAGATCACCCTTGACGGCAATATTCATATTCTTGCCAACGGTCAGATTGTAGTCGCCGTCAACCTTCATACTTGCTGCACCGTCTACAGTGATATCATATGCACCAGTAATCTTTACACGATTCTCACCGAAGGTGAATGTATATTGCCCGTTCTGTGCTGTGATAGCCACTTTGCCATCAGGATGAAATTGCACCATTGAACCAGAACGGTGTTGAAGGGTAACACTCTCAGCACCTTTCGAATCATCCATGAGTAGCACATGCCCAGACCTGGTCTTATGTGCATAATAGTTTGGATATTTACCAGCACCATCAAGTTCACGGGCATCTTTGGGCCCATTCCATTTTGGTCGTGTATTTTTTTTATCTGTCGATTCTGACTCTGAAGTAGCCGGATCACCATTCGAGTCAGCAGGTACGAATGTAGTTTGCCCGTCTTCGCCTTTAGTCGCCACATAATTGACACCATCCATCTCAAGCTTATCACCAACCTGAGGTGTCTGAGTAAAGGTTTTAATTGCTACATTTGGATCAGTTGACATAATTAAATTCCTGGAAACATACGTTGAAGAGGATTACCACCTTGATTAACTGCTCGGAGCCCTTCATTAATCAGAACACCGACAGGATCTCTTGCGATAGCCTGTAGCATACCGAGTGAGGCTGACGTTGTACCTAGTCTATTTGACATATCTTGCATTACTGATGATGAACCACCAAACATATTTTGCCCAGGTATTACACCAGGGAAACCAGCGCCGCTTAAGAATGATGTT